AAGAAGAAGAGGCAGTTGCTAGTGTTGATGATGCGCTTATGGGAGGCCTTGGATTAGGAGGTGCTGCCTTTGCTGCACAGACAGGTCGCGCCCCTACTCCTTCACCAACTGGAACACTTTCTCCGTTTGCTCAAAAGGTTGCAGCTAACGATGCAGCTAGACTTGCATCTCAGAATCGTCCCGCCTTGATAGGTACAGGAACCCAAACATCACCTGTTACAGCCCCTCGCTTAACGCCAGGTACTCAAGTTGCTGTGCCAGGTACACAAGTTCCTGCCACCACTGGTTCAACTACATTAAGTACAACAAAACCTACTTCAGGCTTTAATTATAGAGTAAATATGTCTCCTAGACTTTTAAGTAGGTTTGGAGGACCAGGTGCGTTAGCTTATGGTGCTGTTGACACAGCAACTGATTTAATTACGGGCAGATCATTATCGGACAGAATAGGAGACTTTGCGGGTTCAACAGTTGGAGATGTTTTGTTCCCAGGGGCAACTGGTGGATTGCCTGCTTTTAGTCCAGAAGAACTTGCATCTACAGAACTTACATCACCACAAGAATTAACATCTCCCCAAGATAGACCTAAAAATCCTATTGAAGCAGCTTTTACTCTAGGGTCAGGCACTGACGATGAAAGAATAGTCGCAGTTCGTTCTGATGGTCAAAGGGAACAAATAACTGCTGATCAATTAGCTGATTTTGAAAATACTATGCGTCAAACTGGTCAACCTCAAGTAACTGGTCTAGGCAGGGGTGGAGATGCAGGAGTTAATATAGTCAATCCAGAGGGTTTAATTATTCAACCTCAGCAAGCACCCGCTAGTTTAGCATCTATTGCTACAGATCAACCGCAAGGAACTAGAACCACTGCTCCAACAAATGAGGAAGTTAAAGCAGCGTTACAAGGACAAGGTGGTCAATTAACAAATGAACAGTCGGATACCTTGGTTGATACAGACCCTGATAGTACACCAGAATTTTCTCAACCTGTTGTGTCAAGAGGTGGCGCATTTTTCAGAGGATTGGGAAATATTCTATTGCGTCCTGCGAGTCGGCTAAAAAGAGGGATCGTAACTGCTGATGATTTTATATTTGGTACCCGAGATGATGGATCTCGACCAACACTTCGCCAATCAATGGAAAAAGCTGTTGATGCGGTAGATATGACACCATTTAGTGTTGATCCAATACCAACAGAAATTCCTGAAGCTCCTGCAGATACAACGGTTGCACAAACACCACCAGTAACCTCATTTGGTGATGACCCAAGTGTTCAGGCAACACAAGCTAGGTTACTACGTGAGTTCGGCGCTCCTACAATTAGCCAACTTCAAGCAGGGCAAACAGCGCTAACTGATACAACAACCCCAACGGCTGTACAAACAACAGCGGCAAGCCCAGAGCAAGCTCAAGTTCGTAGCCCACAGACTGAGGGAGCAGAAACTATTTCATTTAGTGATGCCAAGCGCCAAGCAGAAGGATTATTAGTATCCAGAGGATTTAGGAATCCAACTGGTTCACAAATTAACGCAGTGGCTAGACAAATACAGGATAATTTTGCTGAATCAGAAGCTAAAAGATTAACAGAAAAAGATATACAACAACTTAGGTTAGAAGAAGCTCAGCTAAAAGCAGCAAGGGCTGGACGCAAGCCAGTTGGTAGACCATTCGTTGATCCAAATACTAATTTGGTTTTACAGCAATACGATGATGGTAGCTTTGAAAGACTTGGATCAGCGCCAAATATTCCTATTGACCCATCTATTGTAGCGGGTCGTTTTAATGCGGGTCAAGATGGATCAACTAAAACAAATACTGGCTCAGGTGATACTATTAGAATGCTTGATCGGGATGGAAAAATTAGAGATGTCAACAGTGGTGACGTTGAAGAAGCCCTACAAAATGGATATAGTCTTATATCATCATGAAAGATTTTGGAACCCTCGTAGAGGATAAACCAAAGGACTTCGGAACTGTCGTTGATAGTGATTTCAAAGACTTTGGAACTGTTGTAGAATCTGATCCTACTCTAGGTCAGATAGGCACTGGTCTTGTTACTGAGATTGCGGTAGGAGAGGGCAGTAAATACGCTGCAACCACAGCTGGGGCAGCAATAGGAACCGCTGCTTTAGGTCCAGGGTTTGGAACTGCTGTTGGTGCTGGTCTAGGATACTTAACTGGCGGTATATCGGGTGGTATATCTGGATCGATAGCAGCCCAAAAGCTTGAGGGAAGGGATGACATATCTTGGGGTCGTGTAACCGCTGATACTATTCTTAATATCCTACCATTTGGTGCAGGTAAAGTAACTAAGGGTACAAAATTATTACCTCGACTGGTTGGAGCATCCGTAAAGCGTGGAGCTGCAGGTGCTGGATTATCCGTTGGCGCCGCATCAATCGAGAAAGGAATAGAGGAAGGCGAGTTCCTTACATCTGAGGAGTTCTTAAAAACCGCTGGTATAGGTGCAGGTCTCGGCTTGGGACTAGGCGCACTTGGTGGTGCTTTGAACAAATCATACAGCAAGTTACTCAACAAAAATGCTGACCAGATTGATGATCTTTACAACAAAGGAGATGTTGATGCTATCACTGTGGTTGATGCGATCACTGGTGGTAACCCAAATGGCAGGATTAATCGTATGCTTAACAGCATACAGCAGTACGTTATACCGACTAATGTTATTGGTAGCAGGGCATCAGCAGATGTACGTGAAGCACTGAACAGATCAGCCACAGCAAAGGACATAGCTGGTCGTGCAAGAAAAGCCATTGATAAAGTTTACAACAATTTAGATGACGCAGAAAAGCAACTTGTTGATAAGTACATCATTGGAGAATCAACCACGTTGCCACCAAGTGCTATGGGACTGAAGCAAACTATTGATGAGTCTAGGGAGTTAATAAACAAATCTCAGAGAGAAATACTTGAGTTGCACTCAAAGGGATTACTCAATATAGATGATGTGTTAGTTGAAAAAATTAAGAGCAGTATGAATTCGGGTGATTATCTTACCCAAGAGTACAGGTTCTACGAAGATTTTAAGTACGTTCCTACAGATGCATCCAGAGAGGCGCTAAGAAATAGTTTAATCAAGCAACTCAAAAAAGAGGGAGCAGAGGATGCGGAGTCCCAAGCCGATGAAACTATACTTAATTTATTTGACAGCAGACAGCCTAACAACTCTTTAGGTGGAATAAAAATAATTGCTGAGAACAGTAGGCTTTTCAAGGAAAGAGGTGTTCTTACCAAGGAGATGAAGGATTTCCTTGGAGTACTTGAGCAACCAGGCGAAAAATTCTTTGGTACCCTATCAAGGCTTGGGCAGTTAGCTGCACAACAAACAGGAGCATTGAACATAACACAGAACTTACTTCGCTCTGGATCCGCTATTCCTGCTAGTAGGATTCCTAGAAATATGCTTAATGATTACCAAAAACTTGATGTTAATGGTCAAAAAATATCTTTAAGGGGAGAACAAATATATGTGCTAAAAGAAGTAAACAATTCTCTGAAGCAGTTGTTTGCTACCAATATATCAAAAGAAACATTTACACTTGCTGAGAATGCTTTTACTAAACTACTCAGCACAACCACTGGTCTAAGTAAGTTCGTAAAGGTTCCGTTGGCTCCAGCGGCTTACTCTCCTCAGTTCTTTGGTAATATGTTCATGGTGCTTGGTCAAGGAATGAACCCATTAAGAGGTTTTGGTAAAGGATTAAGGGTAGCATCTGCTGAGTTCGGTCTAGGTAAAATGTCCCTAAAAGAATTTAATAGATACAAGAGTTTAGGACTGGTTGACAAAGAAATATTATCAAGCGATGTACGTAACGCATTTAACAGAGGGTTTAATATCCTTCCAAAGACTAAGGCTGGAAGGGTTGCTGGAGCTTTTACTAAAAAAATAGGTAAGGCTTATAGCGCCCTTGATACAGCGAACCGTATTTCTGTGTTCGAGAACTATAGAAATATTCTTCGCTCCTTGTCACCCAACATCGAGAAAGATATTATCCGCAAGGGAATAAAAGAAGCTGACCTTAAAAAATTAAGCGCTAAAGCTAAGAAAGAGTTAGCTGAAGAAAGGATTGATAAGTTAGCAGCTGAGTTAACTAACTCCACTTATCAGAACTATGATAGAATATCTCCATCCCTTCGCTACCTTTCGCGTGTCGGTGTTCTCAATGAGTTCGTATCATTTAACCTTGAGCTTACCAGAACTACATTCAATCAAGCGCGTTTAGCTAAATCAATGATTGATGGATCATTTGCTAAAAAAATGGCGGATGAGTACGGAATAAAGATTGATAGAACATCGGCTATGGTTGAAGGCTCAAAGAGGGTTGCTTTCCTATCAGCAGCCATTGGTTCCGCAAGTCTAGGTATAGCTTATCTTAACAAGAAGAGTGGATTCTCGGACGAGGAGATTGACGCAATCAGAAACACGGTTGCACCTGAGTGGGATGACAGCAGTGCGTTACTAGTAACAAGGGATGGTGACACTGTTGGATTAACAAACATGAGTTATCGTATGCCAATCGCTGAGTTAACCTCAATGCTTGAGGCTGGCCTCGGAACTGGAAGTTACCAAGAGGCTGCAGGTGAAGTGTTCCAAGCGTTTACGGACAAGTTCTTTGGCAGGGGTACAATGAATGCAACCAATGCTATCTTCGCGTTAACTAATATTAACCCACAAACTGGGCGTAAAATATCTACAAGTGTAGAGCCTCTTGATAAGGTTTTTGAGCAAGCTACATTCTACGTAAAAGAAACATTTGAGCCAGGGCTAGTTCGTGATTTGAGAAATTGGGAAAAGAGAACAGGTAAGGAACAAATAGCTCGATACTTATTAGGTGAAAGAAAAATGAACACCGAGATAATGAAGGGTGCATCATTTAAGTTCAGGGCAGTTAATGACAATGTTAGAGGAATAAGAAGTGGCTATGCTGGAGCAGTAAGCAATGAGGATCAGAACACAGCGCAGGCTTATGATAAATACAACGCTAACTACAGACAGAATATGCAGAAGTTAATAGGTCACATCAATGATCTTCGTTTGCTGGGCAAGGATAACAAAACAATATTTGATGCTCTTCCTGCGACATTATCAAAGCAAGCTAGAATTATGGCAATGAGAGGAATGGTTCCCGATATGCCGATTGCATCATCGATAAGTGGTACTCGACTTGAAAGAACCAAGGAGTACGCAAAACAATTCCAGAGCCTTCCAAGGGAACTAGGCATACGAATGCTTGAGCAAGAAGTTGCCTTAGGTAGAATTAAAAAGGATATGTTGGATACGATTGTCCGAGTAGTTAAGCTACAAGGGCAACAATAAAAAGCCCCACCCCCATTAACACCATTGAGGGTGAGGCTACCTACAAACGAGGCTCAGAAAGGGGGACTACATAAACCCCCTGCCGTGAATTACTTCATCAGCTCACCTCTTCACAGATATATTATACACTTAATGTTACCAAAAGCTCCTTGAGCTTTTTCTTTTCGAACTGTAACTCCTTGCGTTGTTCTGTCATACGTTCAATTCTATAAGAAAGTGTCCTGGACTCATGTCTAATCATATCTATCTGAGTCTGTATTCTTTCAATACTTTCTTGTTTTATTTTCATTATTGTGTTTATAAGTGTTTTAAAGTTTTTGTCAACTAATTATCTTCTATGGTTCTTAGTTCTTTTGGAGTGCTTCCATCCATTTTTGTTAATTCCCCATCCATTTATTCCGTCAATATTTAGCATACGACAAAACTCTTTGCGTACCATCCCACCCAGATCGGACACTTCTCTTATTTGAACGGACGCTATGCAATCATATTTTTCATTTATTGATTCAACGACTGACCTTGGTGCCGTGCTTATAACTTTTCTGTAATTAACTACTTTTCTCATTATGAAAACCTCCCTGTGCAGTGATAGAACTTAAAAAACCCACCAATGTCACGCTCTCCTTCACGGTTCTTGGCTAGCTCATAGCTAAGGTTCGTGTAAGCTCCTTGATAGTCAGTGTCCTTACTTGATTCAACGTCACCGCCCGATGGGTACATAAGTAGGACAACGTCAGCATCGTTCTCAATGTCCCCAGAATCCTTGAGGTCATACAGCTTGAGTCGATTGCTCTTGGCTCCCTCTCTGTTGACTTGAGCTAGGAGTATAATAGCTATGTTTAAATCAATGGCCATCTGTTTAATCTTGTGAGATATGTGTGCTATACCTTCTGCTTTACCCTTTCGGGAATCAAATGGTATCAGCTGTAGATAATCAATAACTAGTAGCTTAACCTTGTGCTTGTTAACAAACTGTCTGGTCTGGCTGTATAAATCATCTGCACTCTTGACTGAGTGCGATGTGTAAATTGGTAGATCCTTCAATCGATTGATGGCACTGTTAACCCTTGTGACTTGTTCCTCACTTGCTCTGTTCTCCTCCACGTTGCGTAGGTTAACGCCAGATATTACTTGTGTAAGTCTCTTGGTAAGTTGCTTCTGTGGCATCTCCAATGAGAAGATCCCGCATGAGTGACCATCCTTAGCCACAGCTTGGGACACAATGTAAAGTGCTAGTGCTGATTTACCACAAGATGTAGGTGCAGCCACCGTCATTACTTCACCTGCCGCAATCCCTCTGTTACCTAGGTAATCATCCAATCTATTGGTGTGAGTCCTAACAACGTCAGCCTCGTACTCACCTGCTTGCATCTTGGCGATGTCTTCGATAAGCTCGTCTGCTGATGCCCCGATGCTTACCTTGCACTGATTGATCAGTGGCTTCTCTGTTATCTTGGACTCAAGCTCACTGCGTATCTCATCATAACTTCTTGTCTCGGACTCAACATCCTCGACAGCAAGTCGGCAGGACTTCATTAGGTCACGGAGCCTTGATTTTTCTACCACTGTACGCGCAAAGAATAGAGCCTCAGAGGGCGTAGAAGCGCCGTCCATAATGGACAGTAGCCCAGCCATACCCCCGACCTCATCAACGCCTTGTAGGGCTTTTAAATGCTCTAGCATTGCAACCTCGTTGAGTGGCTTACCTGCTAGTGAAAGCTCACCGATTGCTTGGTACAATAACTTGCACCTTAGAGTGTAAAAATCCTCAGCCTCAAGCATTGGTTTCACCGTGTCGTACACGGATGTATCACCAGGTAGAAGGCAGGATGCAATTAATCTTTCTTCAGCTTCAGCATTATGTGGTTGCTGATGAACCAGTAGTTCTAATTCGTTCATTCTCAACTGTAGTTAGTAGCGAACGAAGCAGTTGACCCAAGGCATTGTGTTTGATGCGGGTTTCTTGAGGTAATTTAAAAGGATCAATCTCTTCATAAAGTGAGAGTGATACTTCTGCTGCTTCTTTTATTTTAGTCATCGCTTGTTTTATTTTCTATAATTGTTGAGAACACTTGAACCCCCCGCAGGATGCGGAGAGCCAAGCATTCTAGCACAAGCACTTACTCCGATTCTTCTCTTTCGAGCATCCCTATGGCTATCAATGAGTAGCCAATTAGGTCACGGAATATGTCTTTGGATTGGTCGCCATTTGTGTTCACTTGGAGCGACCCATCGGCACAGAAAGACTTAGCTCTCTGGAATTTATCCTGCATTCGAATGCAGATTCCTGTCAACGGATGAACGCCGAACTCGGTTGAACCATCGAAGTTAGCGAATGGATTATCGCAGGTCTCTCCTCCAGTGTAGTCGTTGTTCTTGTGAGCGGTCATCTCCAGAATAGAATCCACTTCCTGACGGCGGAAATTTTCCCACCAGGCTTTATCGAATGAGGACATTACTTAGAACGGTGAGTCGTCATTAGTTGGCGCCGTTGCCATCTTTGGCTCCGAAGCAGGGGACGCCTTGGCTTCCACTGGGTTCAGTGCTAGTGACAAGAAGTTGGTGCCACTCTTGGCTTGCTTCTTCCATCCCTTGAGGTAGTAGTCCACTCCCTCTACATTAATCTTCCCGCTATAATCGGGATGATTAGGTTTTTCTTTACGGTCATTCACGAAGAATGTACCACTGTTTGTGTTATCGTATTCCATATTATTATTATGTTGGGTTAAAACTCAGTTGGTTGGTTCACAGCTTGGGACTTGTCCTTGCCGTGTGTGTTGGTAGCATCTGGATCCTTGGTATCATCAATAGCAAAGAGTCCATTCAGCGCGTACTTACGAGCATAGGAACTAGCACTGCCAGTTATCTGTGCATCGTCCATACCCTTCTTGACTTCTGCCTCACGAGCAAATGCCGAGGTGCTGAGGACTGACTCAGTCTCATTGTCAATCAAGTTGGCTGAGGCCTTGACGTATACACGACCACCTACCTCGACCATTTCATCTTGAATGACTAGACTGCATCCCCATTCACCAAGCAGTGGCTTGAGTGCTTCAAGGATATCTTCTGCGGATCGGTAGCGGTAGCCACCGAATTTATTAGTCTGCCCTTTTGGGGCTTTCAAAGAGGACTGAATCCCCTGTAGTTTTTGTCTTATGTTTTTATCTTTCATAGTTAAGATTGTAGTTATAATCAGATACAATTTGATTTAAAGCTGTTATGTAATTGTTGAAACTTGGCTCAAGCCCATAAGCAATATATGTTAAGAACTCCACCGCTCTGCCACCAGCCCCTGTCTTAAAACATTTCCAATAGTTTCTATCATTGTGAACGTACAATGACCTGCAGTCATCATCATCAACAAAGGGACTCCTATATCTAGTGCTAGCATCTTTAGGTTCTCCTAAACCTGCGTATTCAGTAATTACTGTATTTAAATCTAAGTTATTTTCTATATCTAAAACGAGGTCTAACAAGACATCGGGTTTACTTTGATCAAACTTTACGTTATTCATATTTATTTTTTATTAGGTTGCGGTAGAGTTCGGCTCGTTGTTTTTGGTTCTTACAAGAACCTATATCAGCATCGCTCCCCCCTATAGCTTTTAGTTCTAACGCCTGTTCGTGGGCTGTCAAACTATATTTAAATTTTTTTGTAAGTTGTGTAAGTCCTACAGGATGAAGAACATCCAATGTTTCCTGCTCCAGGTAGGAGGCCATTGCTTCTAGTGTATTAGGCAAATCTTCTTTCCTGCCCTTGCACATCTTCAAGTAAAAGTTCTCAACCTTACCAAGTAAACTGTTAGCCTGTCTGGATATGACACCTCTTACAAGACCAGTCTGATGGTCGTGATCCAGTACCCAGTCATCTGTCTTGGTATCCAGGATAGGACAACTGATGGGCTTGTGAGCTTCTCTGTACTCTTTAATTTTATTTTGGGGTAAGTAAGTCATAGCATTCGGTGGCAGTTAGCACATAGAAGTTCGCACTTCTTTAGTTCTTCTTTAAGTTTATTAGGGCTGTCCCTGCAATCAGATATTTCTACTAGCTTTGTTGATGGATCCAAGTGATGGCAATCATATTGTTTTGGGTGACCTACGAATCCACAGTTCTGGCATATCCATCCACCGAAGTGGGACTCAATTTGATTCCAATATCGTTCTCGTTTCTCTTTGCATTCACATATCTTGCAGGTTGGTTTTCTTTTCTTCTTACCACCTTTTGTGTATCCCATTGAGTAAAAATCTTCGATGGGTTTTTCTTTGCTGCAGGATCTGCATACCTTAGTTATCACTTAGTTTTAAATGGTCTCAGTTGATTCTGCTCAAGGCAGTAACCCTTGCCATGTCCTAGATCCTTTATGTTTTCTTCTTTGATTAAATCTTTTTTGTATGCCCAACCAGGAAACATTACTATTGGTGGCTTCACTATGGACAGAACATAAATATCAACATCTGGATTTACTTTAAGTGTAGCCAACAGTTTTCCACTCATGTAAGTTGTTGACTTGATGTCGTATCTCATACCCTTCAGCACCCCATCCGCTGATCCAGATCTCGGAGAGAACCCTAGGTCAACGCAGACATTGAACTGTTTAGCGAATGCGTACTCAGCCATGAACCCCATGACATCTGCTTGTACTCCATCCTGCTCTCCAATCTTTGCGTCATGGATAGAACATCCTCGTGCGATGATACTTCTCAATGAACCGACCAGGTTGCAGGTTGCTACTTCGCTTGGGTCAAGTGTAATTTTTATCATAATGCTTTTGGTTTTTTGTACTTAGGTAAACCTAATTCTTTTCTCCATCGATGGTATGTGGTCTGATGTATTTCAACTGCCTTTGCGATTGTCTCTACCCTTGCTCCTTGATCTCGGTAATGATCGAAGGCACGTATTATTTTTATCTTCTCATCATCACTAAGGTAGTAGGCTTTCATATCCTTATTGCTACCAGGTACGAACTCACGTGTGTTTGCTTCCTGCTCCACCCTTTCGTTCTCCTCTACTTCTCTGGCAATCCTTTGAGATGCCCATGACATGAAACCACTGATTGATTCCGCTGTTGTGTTATACATTATATTATTTCAATGTTTGTGAACTCAGAAATTTTATGAGTTATCTTTGCTACTTGGTATCCTTCAAACCTCTTTGCGTACCCTCTGGCATCTTCTTCAGTCTCAAAAAATACCCAACTCTGGGTTTTATCCTTAGCTTTTTTTCCTGCTGCATATTCTATTGATTTAGTTTTGTATTTCATATATCTCTTTTACTGTTAATATTTTTCCTGTAGCACCGCGCTTGAACACGCAAGTGCCGTCCTTCTCTGGGTTCTTTTTAAGAATAAGTTTTACTGCTTCCTTCTCTGTGTGCGCCCATTTGATTGTGTTGCCTTTGTAGTCATTGGGCATATCGTCATGGCTGTATATAATCCTGTATTGATTCATGCTTGGCTCATTCTTAGTAGCCAATAAAGTTCTGAACATTTTTTTGCAACCCTGATGCCCTTCTGCATTTGCTTGTCGTTCCACTCTTTGTGGTAATGCTTGCGTGTATCGCAGTCCACAATGACTGACCTGCAAGCAGGTAGATAATCAAGATTGTGTTCCTTCATTAGCATAAAGGATTCAATGGCTAGTTGTTGGCAGTCCTTGTCATAGGTCTTAGCCTTGCCGTTTGTGTTAGTACGACATTTGTAATCCGCTAGGAATACTTTGCCATCTCTGTCATGTCCAATGAAGTCCACGCTGCCAGCTATCTTTACTTGGTTGCTTGCTATGATTCTTTCACAGGCTATTGGGCTTACTCCCTCGGCCTGTATCCACTCAATGAATGGCATAGCCCACTGATCCCATACGCTTGGCTTGGGTCTATCGTCAGCCCCCAAGAATCCGTACTCAACGTGATCCTCGATGACCTTGTGTACAGTTGTACCGAACTCAGAGGATTCAATCGTGTCACCTGTAATGGGATGCTCACGTGTACCATAGGTCAGCCTCTCGATGTCCTGCCATGCTAGGTTCGGGAACTCCCTTGCTAGTTGCGTGATCATTCTGGGTTTGTAGATACTATCAAGGAATGAATCCTTAACTATACCAAGAACAGTTGTTACTGATGGATAGACCTTTCGCTTCTTGCGAGCCTGTGCAGGTGTTGTCACCTCTGGCTCAAACTCTGGGTCACTTACGTTGGTACAGTTATAGAAGTGAGCCATTACAATTCGTCTTGATCCATTACGTATTCAATAGCCTCGACTAAACTGGTGAAGCAGTCCCCATTGAAGGGATACCTAAGCAGTGGATCGAACTTACTCTCCACGTGTATCTCCACGTAGTCCAACTTTCCATCGAGGTCAGTTGACCAGGTATGGGTCAGCCCCTTTGTTGCAAAGTAACGCATTACGTCCGACACCTTGCGAGCAGGTAGTTTAATCTGTGGTGGTATCGCGTACCGATCGCCATCCCTTAGACCCTCTCCCGCTTGTTGGATAATGAACTCTCCCTCGTCATTGATACGTAGGATCTGATCGTATGGGTCAAGATGATCGGCTCGACCATCTGGATATGTATGTATTTTTATGTTCATAATATTTTATCTATTAGGTTGATTATCAATAGCATCACACCTATCCCGCAAATGCAAGATAAAAGTATAATGGATGAGTGAAGGATGCTTTCACCTCCCTTGATTAGTTCTTCGTAGTCTTTCTTCATATGTTTATTTTAGTCTTTGGATTAATGTTACAAATGCTTTGGCTGCCGTAGCAGGTACTACTCCGTTGCCGAGTAGTCTAAGTCTGTCCACCCTGTTGGAAGACCCATCAGTTGTTCTACCCAATCTGGATTTAACACGGGGCTGTTCCCATTCGTATTGGGCTTGGCTTGGTCTAGATGGGTATCTAACATCACTGCCGTCTCCAATGGATGACCCGCGTGTTGCTTCCTTGACTTCGATTTCGACTGGCTGTTTGGGGGAAGACCGCCTCCTGACTTGACTGTCATTGTTGGCCAGTTCTGGGGTTTCATTACTTCTTGGCATAGTGGTGGTTTCTGTCCCCCTGACGGATTCTTCTTTCTGGGTTGCTGAATGTTCGCTGTGTCCATTACTGTTGGTGTTGCCCAATTCTTCTCCTCGTGTGTCTCCACCGCATCCCTCAGTTTCGCTCCGAAGGTCTGGTTGCTCTTGTGTCTCTTGCTCTTGAACCCATCTGGAGTTATCTCCGTCTCGATCCGACCGCCCTCCGCGTCCGATGTCCTCGCTGTTGGCCATCCCAAGGATGAAGACTCGCTTTCTCTGATGAGGTGCGCCGACTTCACTCGCTGAGAATATTCCTGCCGTTGCTCGGTAACCCATTTCTTCCAATGTTCTGAGGACATATTTGAGAACTGGTTCTCCGTCACCTGTTGTGCAGGAGAGGATTCCTTGTACGTTTTCGAGGAAAACAATTCTAGGTTGGCACTCCTTGATTCCATCTGCGATGAATGGGAACAGGTGTCTTGGGTCATCAGTTGCTTTACGCTGTCCTGCAGCGGAGAATGGTTGACATGGGAATCCCCCACTGAGGATGTCCACGCATCCACGAAACTTTCTGTATGGGAAGGTCTTAACGTCAGTGTAGATAGGTGCTGTATCCAACTGTTCCGCTTCCATCTTTGCAACCAGGTTCGCGATAGGGAATCCTTCCCTCTCCACGTAAGCGATCTCTCTGAGATTTGGGAGAACTCTTCGGAGTCCAAGCCCAATCCCTTCGTATCCGCTACATAGGCTGAGGTGTGTAATTGTTTTGGTGTTATCCACATTTTATCTTTCTGTTATTAGTTTTATTTGCTTGACAAGTGATTCATGACCCCCCTACCATAAGGAGGTCAGTCATCAGCAGTCAATGATCGATTGTAGTTTTTTTTGTATAAAAAAACAGACAGTCATAAAGAAGGCAGTCATAAACTGACATCTTATGGTAGGCTGTTATAGTTCTGCTTCAAAGTAGCATTGTCCATTATCGATAATGCTCTTCTGAATATCTTTACCTAAGCCAAGGTCAGCGTATTCACTAACCTCCTCGTTGGTTATATTATTTTTCTTTAAGTCGTCTTGAGAATACCATCCTTTTCTATTGAAGAAAGCATCTAGTTTCTTTACATCGATTGATTCCTCGATGCGCTTGATCTCGTCCGTTACTTCTTGTAGGTCATCTTCATCGAAGCAATATTCCAACCGACCTGGCTGTATACCTTCGACTCCGAATCGGTCAGCCGCATCTGATGATTGCACAGCGAACCATAGTTTTCTTTCAATGTCTCCTGATATGTATCGTCCCATAGTTTTTTCCTCTCTATTTAATTTTTATTGTGTATCTGTCCAAGTTGTTCTTGCTTGTTGTGTACTTAGCTCCGCTGTGTACATCCTCGATTATGAGTGGACGCTTGGTCGCACGTGATTTGTATCCAACGAGCTTGAACTCCTCGCCTCTT